CTCAGTTGTGCCATGAGCGCAAGACGCGCTATCCACATGTCCTCGAGATCGTCCGATTCGGACGCCTCAGGAACATAATCCCCCAAAACCCACCGCCACCTGGCCAGCGCCCCCACGATTTCGGTCGTGGGGATGTCGAGATGGTGTCGGCGATAGAGAGCCATTCGCGGATCAGCAATGAAACGCGCAGCAATCTCTCGCTGGGATCGAGTTACACGCCACCCTTGAGGCCGCGGGAGGTCAAGCCCGTAGCCGCCAAGGTGAACTGGAAGATACCAGTTCGGGTGGTAATACTTGCCGTGCCAGTCTCGGGAGAATCTCCCGAATACGGCCGGGACTGCACAACCCATCCAGGGAAGCAGTCGCACGGCCTTGGCAACCTCAGGCCCAAGTTGGTCGGGAGTCGCGAGACTCTCTCCCTCCTTGAGGCTTGAGCCCACAATCAACTTTAGATTAAGGTACCCCCGGCGGACCATCCCTTCGGAAGTCCGTTGGAATACCTGTGAGTTGATCATGCAGCAGGTAGGGGAGAGATAATTCTTCCCCTGTGAAATCTTAAACCCAGCGTCCGTGGCGCATGCAATGAAGAGCGGGTAGAAACTATCCTCGCACTTAAAAAGCATGTCGTCACCGTTCACGACGACCTGATGCTTTGCACGCCAGAGAATTCTCTGGCGGCGCAGCCTCTCAGGTCCTGTCGGAACGGACGCCACCCAACGCTGAAGCGCTAGATGGTAAACGGACAGGTTAATTGCACACAAAATGGCGAAGCTGAGGGGAGAACCCATCAGCTGTCCATCGAGGCAATTGATGATCTCGCCCCATGGGTACCTCGCGCGGCCAGGCAAAATGCTGACCGCAGCGAGCTCATACAGGGGCGCCTTCAACAAAGGCATGAGAACAGCCTTAGTTGCCGACCTTTTGATAAGGTCGGTCGCTGCTTCGTAATCTACGGAGCACCAAAGGGGAAGATCCGGCAAGGCCGCGTCAATCTCACGAACCCGCGTCGATAGATCATCTCGGCGCATGGTGGAGTAGGAGGTTGCCTTCCAATCAGAAAGCATCAACCCTTGAAGCGGCTGGAGAGCCGTGTAGAGATAACCGTCACCCTTAGTGATAATTCGAAACTTTCCCGGTTCCGGGATAGCTACGACGTCAACATCGAGGGCGGGCCGCCAGGATGAATCCAGCGGCTCCGAAAGACGGTGAATTGCAGTCCGGTACGCGTGAGCGAATTCGCTACGACGCCAAACACTAAGACTTGCAGACCACGCGGGTAGCTTGCCAATTCGGCTAGCAACCCGCTCTCGGTCAAACTCGAAATGGCGATAAAGGCTTAACGCACCCCCCGCAGAGCGGGGAGCTTGTAAGCACGCCTTCGAACTTGGAACAAACTTCGTACCAGCGTAAGGACTGCGATTTGCAGTCCTGAAGATCCTCTCGGCATTGCCGTAGATGATCGCACGCAGGTCGTCCGGGATGTTACCGTGAATCGTCATGAGGCGATCACGGTGAGTCTCCAGGGCCTCACGTTTCTTCAACTCCCCAAGAGAGGGCCAAGCACGCTTGGACCCCTTCTGAAGGGAGTAGATGAACGAGAGGTCACGGCGCGCAATTGCACGCCGAACGAAACGAAGAAGCCAACCCGAGAAAAGTGATCGTGTTATCCAGTCCTTCCTCACCGGAAGGTGAGGATCCTGGAACACTTCACACAGGAAACGATCGACCCAGTATTTCACAAAGGTCTGTTCCCGGTTATCCGGGCTCTCGAGCTCCATCAAAGTCATGGCGGTCTTCCGCCAAGACGAGATCATTCGATGGAACTCACGGTCCTCGAACCAAGGTGTCCTCCTGGACACTCTGGCGACGAAAGGCCAAATGAGAGATTTGACTAGTTGAACAATGGAAGCAGAAGCTCCCAGTCCCAACAGCGATTGCTGTGAGACGACGAGCACGAGTGCTTGCCCATTGCGTGTCGACACGCCCTGAACAACAACGCGGGGCAGAGCCCCGCGAGTAACCCTCTTAACGGGGGTTGCACACATGCTAGCAACAACAGTATTGCCAACTGCTACTGATGTAGACGCCCTCTCGCATCGAGCACGATCACGTGCCCGTTGCCGTCGAGGCCGGCTAGCGGTGACGGATTGCACAGTAGATTCCATCACCTGAACGTTATTCGGAGAGTAGGAAC